CATGTATGCTTATTATTTTGATTTTTAAAAGAAAAAAAGTTTGAAAAAAACCGCCCTTTTCGGGCGGTTGTCAGACTCGGAGACTCGGATATATAGTGCGTCTTTACTTCAATTACGCAAAACCAAAGGAACTAAGATGGAAGATTTGACCCCGATATTGCAGGTCGCCTATGCGGTGCTGAATAATTTCAAAGGCCGTCAGGGACATATCAACGAAATTGCCGAGGCCGCGTTGCGGACTAATCAGACTATGGGCTTGGATGCCGCCGCTTTCGGCAGCAAATTGTCGGGCGCCCTGTCTGCTCATGTAAAAAAGAAAGACGCCGTTTTTGCACGGGTGGCAGGGAAGAAAGACGCGAAGGGGAAAGTTGTTTCATATAAGAAGGGGATGTACCGACTTAAACAGGTGCGGACATCCAAGCCTACCGAAGTCAATATCGCCCCACAGGTAGACAGTGCCTTTTTGGGAAAGGCCGGGGAGTTGGCCGTTATGAGCGAATTGCTGTTTTGGGGGTTTAATGCTTCTTTGATGGTGGTTGATAAGGGGATTGATATTGTCGCTTCCAAAGAAAATCTGTATTACCACATTCAAGTCAAAACCGCACAACCGAGAAGCAACGGTACTTTCGGCTTCAGTATTAATTTGAAATCGTTTGAAAACAACCACAGCGGCAACACGTATTATATTTTTCTTATGAGGGAATCCGCTCGTTCCGTATTTGCCGTTATCCCCAGCAGCCATATCACCACCTTGCGCAACAGGGGCTTGATAAAAGGGACTGACAATCTGTCTGTTACTCTGTCTGTTTTGGATAAGGGAAAGAAATATTTACTGAACAATAAGGACGATATTACTACTTTTATCAATAATTTCGGTCAAATCAAATAAGACTACACTTGTTTTCAGCCTGTTGCGTTATTGAAAAAGGCCGCCTTTTCGGGCGGCTTGTGTCGGTTTTGTGTTGTTTTCAGGTTCGGCGGGGCGTGAAAAAGCCCGCATAATGCGGGCGGGTTGAATGAAATATTATTCCGGGAACAGGGCTACGCAAGAATAAATGCTCGGGCGGCTTGAATCAGTTTGGAAATATCACTTTCTACTTCCATTGTGAATAACGATTTGTCTTTTATATTCCTACTCAGCAGCCAATGTGTATGATCGATGGTGTTGTCGATGTTGGAACTGATTTCGGCAGGCATATCATCGGGGCGGTAAACAAACAGGCCTGCCCCTTTTTCCTCTTTATTCCGTGAGTTGGAGGCTAATTCGATATCCTGCTTCGCTAAAAGGAGGTGTAGGTCTGCGGGCATGGATTTTTGATAGTCGGTTGAAACGAAAGAGGCGAAACGTATCGGCCCGCCCGCTATATCCGGCTCTGTCCAAAGTTGGAGATGAGGCAGCGCGGCCGTTCTACCGGAATCTGTCGGGATAACAATAGGGTTCTTTTCGTCATGCCAAACCCGGTCAGTGAATTTGGTGTCCGTTTCCCGAAAAGACATGAATACTTTGTGGCGCAACCGTTCGGTGCTGATATTTCGTTTTTGGCCTTCGCTTTTCTTCCGGCACATCAAATCAAGCGGCACCATACTTGCATATATGCGGTCCAGTATCTCTTTTACATTGTCTCCGGCGGCAAATTGCGGTTTCCCAATCTTTACCTGCGGGGAGATTTGGACGGACAAATCGTTTCGGCTTTGGAGGTGTTTGCCGATCAGGTTTAACAGGAAGCTGAAATTTTCCCTGCCGTTCGAACCGTATAACGCCTCGAACGGTGCGGCATTCGGCAGTAATCTGACATGGACTTTCCGACGGTACAGTACGGCGATGCCGACATTTAAAAGTTCGCCGGATGCCAAATCGGGCATAATGCGGATCACCGCCCATTTTACCTTTACGGCAGGTTTCGCCATCGGTACGGACAGCCCGGACAATATGGACAGTGTGTCGGTTAGATCAGCCGTTGGAATCTCCGTTGGAGCAGACATGGTGTTTCCTTCGTCCTATCGCTTAAAAACTGCTTGAACTGGTTAAATTCAGGCTCTGTAAGCAGCTTATTTAACCAAAAATAAAGCTCCTCTTCAATTGTTTTGAATTTTTCACCGTGCCGTTCGGAAGAAAAAATAGCTTCGCTATGTAGGGCTTCTTTGTTCGGTTCTTTTGTTTGCCATGTGTTTAGCGAGTTTAAAAGGCGGTTGTTGTAATGTTGATGCGCATCTAACATTTCGCTATCCCATTGCTCGTCAAATTCGTTAATCAGACGGCCGTTATCAATCAGTGCGTAGTTTTGTTTGGACAGACGGAGCAGGTTGTTCATGTGCCGGTCGGCATGGGCTATATTTTCATCCAGTGCGACTGCCGCGCCGCATTCCGTCCATTTCGCCACGTCCGAAACCAAATCCTGCCAAACAGGGGAGTTTGCCGTCACATCGCAACCCAAATGAATAGCGGCACTGTGGCCGTCTAGGCGCGATGTACAAAAGCAAACAACATCCTTCATACCGTTCATCCATTTGTTTTCTTCCCGGCTGCGGACGATAGCGGAAAATCCGGGGAGGCTTTTCACCGGGAGGACGGCAATAAAGGCATGTTCGGGCTGGGTAATGCCTAGCGCATAAGCTGTTAGAAAGCCGATAATTTCATTGATCAAACCTTTCTTATTCATATCATACGGCTTGCAAAATGCTTCAATTTTCCCTTTCGGATGTTGGAACTCCCCGATGAAGACGGGGTTTACATGGTTATCTGTCCCTTCCAGCCAATTATTGAAGCGGATAAGGCTATCCGCCTGTAAAACTTGGATTAGTTTTGTCATAAGTAATGTGAAAATCTATTGTTGATGTAAATATATTGTTTTCAATCCAACACGCTCCACCAGAAGACGCGGCCTAGAACTGGCTCAAACGCCATGCGCCGCGTATGCGTCCGATGATGCGTACGGCGTTTAAATCTTCGCCGCGCACGGTTTCGGTTTGGTATGAGCTGTTGTCGCTGATGATCATCAGGCCGCCGCCGACGGTGGATTGCAGCCGCTTGGCCTTTAGGCCGTCTATATACCAAAGCAGGTAGAGGCCGTCGCCCTCGAAGGCTTCGACGGCGGTATCGACGAACATTACGTCGCCGTTTTCGATGGTGGGCTCCATGCTGTCGCCACGGGCTGTGATGACTTGGATTTTGTTGAGGTTTCCGCCCAGTTTCTCCCGCGCCCATGCGGCGGCGACGGTTACATAATCCACAACCTCGATATAGTGGTCGTTAATCGTGCCCGCGCCGCAGGTTGCTTCGGCATTCAGGCGAGGGAAACGTATGCTACTTTCTTCATTCGATTTTAAGACTTTGAATGTTTCAATGCCGAAATGGCTTGGCGTTACTACGTCTGAGAAATAATCAATTAATTTATCTAAATGTTTTTTATCTATTCTTCCATTTTTTATCCAACCTGAAACGCTTGGCTGTTTCACTCCAAAATGATCGGCAACCTCCTTTTGGCTGACATTTTTTCTCTTAATCGCTTCTGATATTGCCTGTCCTAACCGTTCACCTGAAAACATTTTGATCTCCAAATCAATTGCGCATAAGCATTGGTAATCGATAATAAAAGGCATAACCTATAAAAGGCAATAGTTGTATTTAATATAAGTATTAGCTATAATGCAGCTATTTAATTGAGTAACTGGCTATGAGTATCCAAAAAGCAGTTGATTATTTTGGCAATGAATCCCGACTTGCGCGAGCGATCGGAGTTAAACAACCGACGGTGTGGGCTTGGAATAAAAAAGGAACGCCGCCCCCGATCATTCGGTGCGTGCAGATTGAAAAATTAACCGGAGGCGCAGTGAATCGAAAAGACTTACGTCCTGATGACTGGCACGAGATTTGGCCTGAGTTGGAGGAGGATTGAGATGGAAACAGGAATTTTGGAACAAGACCGTAACGGGATTGTGGAGGCGTTGCTGCGTTTGGCGGCGGCGCATCCGATGGCGGATGTAGAGGCCGCCGCGCAAAGGCTGTGCCGCGCGGTGTCGGCGGTAAGGCGCTATGACGACAGGGTTTGCGCGTCGGAAGCGCTTATGGGAGACGCATCAGGGAAAGATGATTTTGAACCTGCCGCGGGAGATTGCAGGCAGCCGAACGGCTGATTTCTGCGACAAACAAGATGTCGTTCATGTCCGTGCAAATACGCAGGCGGCGGACGACTTCGTCTGGAGTAAGGCTTGTTTTCACATACCAAACGGAATCTTGGATGTGCGCCCAAGTGCCAGACCCGATGGTTTTAATCATGTTGATTAGCGGGGCGTAATCCTTCCCCGGTGCTTTCAAATCGTAAGTTATCAGCAAGTGCATTTCGATTCTCCGTGTAGGGTTGTTTGTGGAAATTCGATTCTACACGGAAGAAAGGCAAAGCGGACAGACGCTTGACAGGCCGGAAAGACGGCCAAAAAAAGCCCCGCGTTTGGGCGCGGGGTAGTGGAAGTTTGATTTAAAAAAGAGGTTTGATTATGAGCGATAAACAGACGCAATGCAAGCGGATTGTCGAGTACATCCGCGAAAAAGGGCACATCACGTCGCTTGAGGCTTATCAGAAGCTGAAGGTAACGCAGCTTGCGGCACGAATCACGGACTTGGAAAGCGCGGGCTTTGTGTTTGCCAAGCCGCGTTTGAAGGTGGACGGTTGCAGACAGCCGGTTACGCATTACTCGATTGTTGAAAACGGGGTGGAAGTATGAGCCGCGACGAAAAGATATGGGAAGCATACCTGCTGGTGTCCGCCTATATGCGGGCGGAAGACGTTGCCAAGGCGCGCGAGGCTTTGGAACGGTGGGCTGAGGTTGTGAAAGGGGTTGAGGATGTCAATTATCCGAGTAAAACGTGAACACAATTACACGGTCATAAGCAACAAAGTTTATGACAAAAATCAGCTGAGCTGGCAGGCAATGGGAATGCTTGGTTATCTGCTTACAAAGCCTGATGACTGGTCAGTAATTGTCTCCGAGCTGGTCAATGTTACGAAGGAAACGGCAAAACCGACAGGCAAGGAAGGTGTTTACAACATCCTCAAGGAATTGCGCGATAAAGGCTTTATTGTAGTTCAAAAAAACAGTGATGGTTCAACCGATTATACGGTTTATGACGAGCCGCTACCTAATCAGGGTAAGCCTAATCAGGGTAAGCCTAATCAGGCTGAGCCTAATCAGGCTGAGCCTAATCAGGGTAAGCCTAATCAGGCTGAGCCGCCACTACTAAATACTGATATTCAACAAGTACTGAGTAGTAACAAAGACGGAGATGTAGAGATTGCCGTTGCCGACCAAGCCGCCGAAGACGGGGAGCACATCAACAGCGGCTTTGCTTCGCCTGACGGTTTGGCAGACTTGAACGAATTTCCGATGGCGGACGGCTGGAAGCCCGCAGACGAAACCGCGTTTGACGCGAAACTTCGCCGTTCGCAAATCCCGTGCCTTGCCGACAGCCGCGTAGCGGATGCGTTGGCCGAATTTTCGAGCTACTGGCAGGCGGCAGGCAAGGTTTTGACGCAGGCGATGTGGGAACACAAGTTTTTCCAACTGCTGGCGCGCCAAAAGGCACAGGGGGCGTTTGCGTCCAAGCCCAAAGACCCTTCACACCGCAGACTGAACCAGCCGCAACAGGACGGCAATGGCGCGGGGGACGGGCAGCCTAATCCGAAACGCGGCGTACTGCGTCCGCTGGGGAGGATGGTATGACTGCGGAAAACTTGGAAATCTTGGCCAGCAGCGAGGCCGAACAGTCGGTTATCGGCGCAATCCTGATTGACAACGCGGCGGCAGACATGCTGTCCGACCTGTCCGCCGAGGCGTTTTTCTTCCTGCCGAACCGCCTGATTTTTCAGACGGCCATGCAGATGGCGGCGGACGGTTTGCCGGTGGACGTGGTTACGCTGGATGCGGAGCTTGAGAAGCGCGGCCTGAACGAACAGACGGGCGGGATGGCCTACTTGATCGGCCTGTGCCAAAACACGCCGTCTGCGGCAAATGTGGGGCGTTATGCAAAGCTGGTGTCGGACTTTGCGGCGGAACGGGAACTGCGCTTCGCGGCGGAGGAAATCGAGAGGCTGGCAACCGAACGCGAGGGCAGGAGTATAGCCGACAGGCAGGCGGAGGCGGTTGCCCTGCTGGACAAAATCAGTACGGCGGCGGCGGGCAGAAGCGAGGAAATGAGTTACACGGATGCGCTTCGGGCAACGCTGAAGCACTTCGACCGCATCAACGAATCAGACGGCATGTTGGGATTCTCCACCGGCCTGAACGGGCTGGACGAGGCAACAGGCGGGCTTCAGCGCGGCAATTTGACGGTTATCGGGGCGCGTCCGGGAATGGGTAAGTCCGTGTTGGCGGAAAACATTGCGCGTCATTTTGCAAAAAGCGGGCTGTCCGTGCGCTTCCAAAGCTACGAAATGTCGGCGGTGGAGTTGGTGCAACGCGGTGCGGCGGCGGAATACGGGATTGACTACGGCCGTCTGAAAAAATTCCGCATGACGCAGATGGAGCGGGACAACTTTACGCTGTACCTGAGCAAATCGCAAAACTGGAAATTCGCCATCGATACGGAGATGGCGGGCATTGATACGCTGGCGGCACGTTGCCGCGTGGAGAAGCGTCAATCGGGGCTGGACGTGCTGTTCGTAGACCACCTGCACCTGATGCCGCGCAAGGGTGTAAACGAGGTGGCCGAGCTTGACGATATTACGGCACGGCTGAAACGGCTGGCGATGGAACTTCAGATCCACGTCGTGCTGGTCGCGCAGTTGAACCGTGCGACGGAAAAGCAGGCAGACAAACGGCCTAGCCTGGCCGATTTGCGCGGCAGCGGCGGCATCGAACAGAACGCGAACCTTGTGCTGATGCCGTACCGTGAGGGCTACTACGATTCGGACGCCCCGCAAGAGACGGCGGAATTGATTATTGCGAAGAACAGGGATGGCGAGCGCGGCGTACTGGATTTGAAATGGGAAGGCCATCATCAGAGGTTTGCGGATTATGAATACTGAAACCTGCCTGCACTGCGCCCACGCCGATTTCCGCGATGCGGCGGCCAAGGGGATGACGGGCTTCCTGACCTGCCCGACGGTGGATAAATGGCGGTACCTAAACAGGCGCACGGTATGCGAGAGCGGGAAGTTTCAGACGGCCCCCAAAGAGGCGGTGGCAAAACGGATTGAATGGTTTGAGAGGAAAAAATGACGGGAATAGTGGGTTTGATTTGGCTTACGGGCGCGGCGGTTGTCGGGCTGGTATTGGGATTGGTTGCGATTGCGGTGGAAGAGGTGCGGAAGCGGAATGGCTAAGCGTAAATGCAAAATATGCGGCACGGTGTTTGAAAAGCAGAGGCCGTTGCAGTTTGTCTGCTCCCCGGCCTGCGGGGTGAGGTATCAGCGCGATCAGAAGCGCAAGGCGGCCATCAAGTCGGAGCAGGCAGCCAAGCGCAAGGAGCGGGCGAAGACAGCGGCGATGCGGCACAAGTTGGAAACGATACCGGAACTGACGAAAAAAGCGCAGGCGGCGTTTAACCGTTACATCAGGTTGAGGGATAGGGGCAAGCCTTGCATCAGTTGCGGCAAGCCGTTGGGCGGCGAGCCGAACAGCTACGACGCGGGGCATTACCGCAGTGTGGGCAGTTCGCCGCATTTGCGTTTTGACGAGGGTAATGTGCACGGACAATGCAAACACTGTAATTGCCACCTGTCCGGCAATGTGGTGGCGTATCGGCAAGGTTTGATTGGGCGTGTCGGGCTGGCCGAAGTGGAACGCATCGAAGCCGACCAATCGGAGAAGCATTACGGTAAGCAGGATTTGCGCGAACTGGCGGCGGAGTACCGCAAAAGGGCGAGGGAGGTTGAATGATGCAATCCGTAACCTACCGCCTGCAAATCCAAAATATGCGCCCGCTGATGACGACTATCTGGAATAACCTGCAAGGTTGGCTGAAAGAAAGCCCTGATTTGGAAATCAGCATCCGACCGTACAAATCAAAGCGCAGTACCGAGCAAAACCGCCGACTGTGGAAGATTTATCAGACTTTGGCCGAGCAGGCATGGGTATCCGGCAAACGGTTCAGTCAGGATGCGTGGCATGAATACTGCAAACGCCAATTCATCGGCAGCGAAGAGTTGCCGGACGGTTCGCAAATCGGCATTTCGACTACGACACTTAATACCGGCGAGATGACCGATTATCAAAACCGCATCCAAGCATGGGCGGCGCAGGAATTTGGCATTATTTGGGAGTTTTGAGGAGGATTATATGGGATACGTGAGTGAGTTGGGCCGGAAGTTTGGCGAGGAGCATCATACGGCCAAGTTGTCGGATGTGGATGTGGAGCGTGTGCGTGCGTTGAGTGAGCATGGTGTGCCTTATCGTGTGATTGGGGTGGTGTACGGGATGAGTGAGGACGGGGTGGCGAAGATTTGCCGGTATGAGCGTCGTAATGTGGTGGTGGCGAAGTGGAAGAAAGGGGGCGGGGCGTGATGGGCGGAAGGGGACTTTTGCCTAGACAGCAGCGGTTTGTCGAGGAGTATTTGGTGGATTTGAATGCGACGCAGGCGGCTGTCCGGGCGGGATACAGTGCGAAGACGGCGAATGAGCAGGGGGCGAGGTTGTTAGCAAATGTTAGTATTCAAAACGCTATCAGGGAACGGCAGGCGGCGCGTTCGGCAAGGACGGAGGTAACGCAGGATTGGGTGTTGCGGCGTTATGCGATGATTGCGGGGGTGGATAAGCGGCAGTTTTTTTATGACGACGGGTCGCTGAAGCCTGTGTCGGAGTGGACGGAGGAGATGGCGGCGGCGGTCGGGTCGTTTGATGCGGTGGAGTCGGGCGGCGGTGAGGGTGTGCCTGTGGTGTTGAAGCGGTTGCGGTTTTTGGACGGGAAGGCTGCTTTGGACAGTATGGCGCGGCATCTTGGGATGTTTAAGGATAAGGTCGAGGTGTCTGTGGATGAGTCGTTGGCGGAGCGGTTGGAGCGTGCGAGGAGTCGTTTGAATGACGGTTGATGTGGTGGAGATGGCGGCGGCTTGCCGGTATGACCCTTTGCTTTGGTCGTCGGTTGCTTATGATTGGGGTTATGGGGAGTTGGCGGGCTATGACGCGCCGCGCGAGTGGCAGCGGCGGGTGATGGCGGATATTAAAAGTCATTTGGAAAATCCTGATACGCGGTTTATGCCGTTGATGATTGCGGTGGCGAGCGGGCATGGTATCGGTAAGTCGGCTCAAATCGGGATGTTGGTCAATTGGGCTTTGTCTACGTGCGGGGATACTAAGGTTGTTATCACGAGTAACACGGAGACGCAGTTGAGGACTAAGACTGCGCCTGAGGTGTCTAAGTGGCAGCGGTTGAGTATCACGGCGGATTGGTTTTCGGATGCGGTGATGAGTATTTCGGCCAGGGATGAGGGGCATGCGAAGACGTGGCGGGCGGATTTTGTGCCGTGGTCGGAGCATAACACTGAGGCGTTTGCCGGTCTGCATAATAAGGGGCGGCGTATTGTGCTGGTGTTTGATGAGGCGTCGGCGATTGCGGACAGGGTGTGGGAGGTGGCGGAGGGTGCGCTGACGGATGAGGGGACGGAGATTATTTGGCTGGCGTTCGGTAATCCGACGCGGAATATCGGGCGTTTCCGCGAGTGTTTCCGCCGGTATAGGCATCGGTGGATAACTTACCAAATCGACAGCCGCACGGTGGAGGGGACGAATAAGGCGCAGATGCAGAAGTGGGCGGAAGACTACGGCGAGGAGTCGGATTTTTTTAAGGTGCGTGTGCGGGGGATGTTTCCGTCTGTGTCGGCGCGTCAGTTTATTTCGGAGGAGGATGTTTCTGCGGCTTTCGGGCGGGATGTGCCGGAGTCTCAGTATGGGTTTGCGCCTAAGGTTTTGACGGTGGATCCGGCGTGGGAGGGTGATGATGAGTTTGTGATCGGTCTGCGGCAGGGGCTGGTGTTTCGTGTGTTGAAGACGGTGGCGAAAAACGATAATGATTTAGTGGCCGCGCGTTGGGTGGCGGACTTGGAGGATGAGCATCAGGCGGATGCGGTGTTTATTGACGGCGGCTTCGGGACGGGGATTAAGTCGGCCGGCGAGGGGATGGGGCGTGATTGGCAGTTGGTGTGGTTTGCTGCCAAGTCTGATGATGCGGGGTGTTTCAATAAGCGGGCGGAGATGTGGAAGGCGGCGCGGGATTGGCTGAAGGCAGGCGGGGCGATTCCGCCCGATCCGGTGTTGCGCGATGAGTTGCAGGCTCCTGAGTTGGTGCCGCGGGCGGATGGGAAAATTCAAATCGAGGCGAAGAAGGATATGAAGGCGCGTGGTGTGCCCAGTCCGAATAGGGCGGATGCGTTGGTTTTGTCGTTTGCGTGTCCTGGGCGTACG